GCAGAACAAGAAACCTTAACTTTAAACTAAACAATTAAAAACAAACATTATGAACACAATTACAAAAAAGTACTACACTAAAAAAGATTTTCAAACAGTAATCATACCATCATGGCAGCGATGGAGAAACGAAAAAAATGTAAAAGATTTAGCCGAAGCGGTTTCGCAGCAAGGTCAGTTAAGACCAATATTAATATGTGTTTTACCAGACGGTACAAAAATTCTAACCGATGGTGCGCATTTACTTAGTGCAATGATTTCTTTAATGATGAGGAAAATATCAGTATTTGAAAAGGAAGTAAAAAATGAAGAAGAAGCACGCAGAACATTTATATCTTTTAACACTAGAGGTAAAACGTTATCTTCATTAGATTATGTTGTTAGTTATGCAGGTAGTGGTAATGAGGAATACGTAAAATTTTTAAAAGATGTTTTATTAAGTCCTAATAGCCACAAAGAAGCGGAAGACTGTCATGGTAAGTTATTTTCTGCAACCTCTTTAATGGATTTATTTCTCGGTAAAAAAAGCATTATCAAACAGGGAAATGCAAAACTACCTCGCAATTACAATAGGTTAGTTACTTTAGTAGAATACTTAGGAAGAAATTATTTGTTAAACGGAACGCTTTTATCCCATACTCGTAAAAACGGTTCTAACATGAAACTTAATGGTACAACAGTTGTTGCTATAATAAAAATATTAAACAACAAAAAAATGATAATTGGATATAGTGATGAGCAGTTAACAAAAATTTTAGTTGATTTTACCCTACATCATTATAACTACATGATTAGCCCATCTTACACTAGAGACGTAATAAGGGAATCCTTTAAAAAGTATATAGAAGAACCGCCATTTAACCCATATATTTCCAAAAAAACTTCATTCCTTTTTTGAATAATGAGTAAAACAAATATTAAAGCAACATAAACAACAATTAAGATTATTTTAAATGGAAGCAGAATACACACAAGTAGTAATTAATAAAACAGAATTACTAAAGCACGTAATAAAAGAACACCTATTTCAAGACGTAAATCAAGTAGGTAGAGATAGCTTATTAGTAGATTGTAGGTTTATGTATTTTCACATTCTTAGGGATGTTGAAGGAATGGTATTTCAAAAGATAGCAGACACCGTAAATATGAATCATGCTTCCGTAGTACATGGATGCACTAAAGCAAAGTTCTGGTTAAAAACAGACCACGAATATAGAGACAAATACTTAACAATATTAGCAAATTATAATCGTGTAGTATATGGACTTAAAAAAGCACAAGAAACAGAAAAGCTAAGAGATAAACTAAACAAAGAACAAGAACAAAAGATAGAGAACACAAAAAACCCTGAACATAAAAGACCAATGAAGCGCATAGGGGAGGTATATGATAAACTACACATATTAATAGACAAGACACCAGAGGAAAAGGTAGATGACCTTTACACAAGGGTAGAAGCTATTTACAACATGATGCAAATGGATTTAAAACGTAAACGAATATGATAGGTTCTTATTTATTATTGTTCTTCTTAGGATGGGCAATCACACTAGCAAGTATATGGGTATATTTTGAGGATTACCATAATAACAAAGATGGAGACCTTTAACAAATTAATTAAAAGATATGGAATGTAATAAAATTTACTTTGAAGATTGTTTGGACACAATGGAAAAAATGCCTGATAACTTCTTAGATTGTATTGTAACAAGTCCGCCCTATTTCAATGCTGCAAAAAAATATCAAAGAGGTTCAGGAATACATTATGTTAAAGATGTTGGCGAGCCAATGTACACTATGTTAGATGTTTTTGATAAGTCGTTAACTAAATTAAAAGAAGGTGGTTTTTTCTGTATAAACTTAGGTTATAGCTATGGAGAGACTGGCGTGATGCGACCTTTTCATATTATGGATAGAGCGCAAAGGCTAGGGCTTTTTGTTGTTGATGTTATAATATGGAAGAAAAGAAACCCAATTCCATTACAAAGAAGATTAACAAATTCTTTTGAATACATTTTTGTGCTATCAAAACACCCTAACAACAAATACCCAAGCGCAGACAGAATAGGTTATAAGCATAATTTTATAGAAACAAGTGTTAAATCAGGAAAAGGACATTCGGCAGTATATCCTATTGAAGTACCAAGATTTTGCATTGACACTTTTAGCAATGAAGGGGATTTAGTTTACGACCCCTTTATGGGAAGTGGAACAACTGCTATAGCTTGTGTAGAAATGAAAAGGAATTATATTGGAAGTGAAATAGCTAGTAAATATATTGAAATGTCAAACGAACGTATTAAGAAATATAAAGAAGCAGATAATCAAATAAAAATATTTTAACAAAACACTATAAATCTTATTGTTATAATAGATTAATCAATTATTTTCAAGATGGGAAGGGAACTAGATATAAGAGAAATGCCTAAAAGGGGAGGTAAAAGAGAAGGCGCAGGAAGAAAACCTAAATCAGAAGAAGTTGCTTTAATAGAGAAACTTACACCTTTAGAACCTTTAGCCTTTGCAGCGTTAATGAAAGGGTTGGAAGAAGGAGACTTTAAATATGTTCAACTGTTCTACAACTACTATGCAGGTAAACCAAGGGAGACAAAAGATATTACTATAAATGAAGATATACCTTTATTCATAGATTAGCATGCAGGTAACTAAAACCGACGCGCTGACTAAGTTAAGACACTTAGATAAAAGAATTAGAATTGTTAGGGGTGGTACTAGTGCAGGGAAAACAATCTGTATTTTAGCCATCCTTATTGATTACGCAATAAAGAACGAGGGCAAAGAAATAAGCGTTGTAAGTGAATCAGTTCCACATCTTCGTAGAGGTGCTTTAAAAGACTTCTTAGGCATCTTAAAGGGATTGAATAGGTATAAAGAATCTCAATATAATAGAACGACTTTAAAGTACACATTCACAAACGGTAGTTACATTGAGTTTTTCAGTACAGACCAACCTGCTAGATTAAGGGGTGCGAGAAGAACCGACTTATATATGAACGAATGTAACAACATACCTTTTGAAGCATATTCACAGTTAGCAATCAGAACTTCGGGAACTATATGGTTAGATTATAATCCATCTGCATTGTTCTGGGTAGATAAGGAATTGATAGGTCAAGAAGATACTGACTTTATTACACTAACATATAGAGATAATGATGCACTACCCGAAAGCATTGTAAAGGATATTGAGAAAGCAAAAGAGAAAGCTAAGACATCTACCTACTGGTCTAATTGGTGGAGGGTTTACGGACTTGGTGAGGTTGGAAGTTTAGAGGGTGCTTGTATTCCAGACTGGAAAGAAATAGATACAATACCAAACGATGCAAGGTTATTAGGTTATGGTATGGACTTTGGATATAGTGTAGACCCTACTACATTAATAGCATTATACAAATGGAATGATGCGTATATATATGATGAGGTGCTTTATAAAAAAGGAATGCTTAACAGGGATATTAGTAGGTTCTTGGAAGCATCCGAAATAAAGGAAAGCATTACGGCGGATTCGGCAGAGCCTAAATCAATAGCCGAGTTACAGGGATATGGTCACAACATACATGGAGTAAGTAAAGGAAGGGATTCAGTTGTATATGGTATCAACTTAATGAATCAAAATGAAATATATGTTTCTAGCCGTTCTAAGAACCTGAAAAAAGAATTGGGAGGTTATATATGGTCTACCGATAAGGAGGGCAACAAAACCCATAAGCCGACTGGATTGCATCCAGATTGTATAGATGCTGCTAGGTACATTCTAACCGATACACTAGAGAACCCAAACAAGGGGCAGTATTTCATCTACTAAAAGTTTTTTGTTAATAGTTTTGTTAATCCAAAAAAAGGTTTTATATTTGGTGTATAATTAAAAACAAACAATATGACAACGCAAATTTTTTACACAGAAACAGGTTACGACAGGACAAGAGTTAATTTTTTTGAGTTGGTTAAAGAAACAAAATCTTTTTATACCTTAATGCCTATTGGAAAGTTCAACAACAGTAATGGTGTAAACCCTAACAGAACTAAAATACAAGGAGAATCTTTTAGAGTTAAGAAAACAAACAAAAGAATTTATGAATGGAAAGGAGAAACACTAAAAGAAAACAATAACTACACCTACACAGGAGCATAAACAAACAAGGGGAAAACGATGGACGAATACCAACTCTATCCCCTTTTTTTAAAACAAACAATATGAAAGCACAACTAACACAAAAAGAAAAAGCCGTTTTAGAATCCATACCATCTAGCGAATTTATTTGTTTAGAAAAAAACGACTTATCTGTGATTAACCTTCCAACGTGGACTTTTACTTGTGAAGATTCTGGTATTAAGGGCAAAGCACTTTCAGGAGTTATTTCTTCGCTTACAAAAAAAGGTCTTGTTGGTATTGAAAACGAACCAAGCGAAGGCGATTCGATTTGGTTAACAAAAAAAGGATTTGAAGCCATAAACTAAAAACAAACAATATGTACGACCCATCAAACGAACCAAAAGAAAACCAATGCCTAGAGTGTCTTAATCCTTGTGATGG